CCCAGGGAGGGGCCGTGCAGTAATGCACTGATTCCCTGGGGTCCGGCCAGAGTGTGGGGTAAACCCCACTTTTCTCCAGCTAGGGGCCTTGCCATGCCGAGTTACACTGTCAACACAGAAAACCACGTCTTTGGGTCCGTCTCTTACGGGACGCCCATCGTCGTCGATAACTGCGCTGCACAAGGTAGCTTCGACACCGGCAAGGTCGTTCTCGACTCCGAGGAGACTGAGAACAAAGCAGACATCTTGTCTTCGGGTGGCCTCCTTCCTGTCACGAACTACCATGTTCGTCGAGAGAGAGGAGAGGTCACGCAACCGACTGTACAAGGGAGACGGAAGATCTCATGGCATCCGGATATCTATACCGAGTATTCAGGTAACCCTGATCCACTCCGGTCTTATGTCCCGTCATTCGATCCTCCTCCTGCGGCAGATTGGACTCGTCTCAAGCAAGATGCTTGGGCCGATGCCAACGAAGCTGCGTTCGACCTGCTTACTAACCTAGCGGAACTCGGCGAATCCGTTCAGATGGTTCGAAACTTCCTCTCAGCAATGAGAGGTCGCGTAGAAATCATCGATCGGATTGCAAAGCGCCGTCAAAATTACATCGACCGCCACGATGGGGAATCCCCACCGTGGTCGTCGCGTAATTTTGAGCAGTACTATCAGATCTTCTCGGAGGTCTGGTTGGAGGTGCGGTATGGGTGGCGTCCTTTGGTAGGCGCCGCCCGTGACTTGTACGACGCCGTTCGTGCTCTCTCTGAGGAGAAAGACACGATCGTCGTTAGCGGTCGCGCAGAACAGCGCGAAGCGCTCACAGGCACGGCTGGTGTGACATGGGTGGACAACACGTTCGGTGGTTGGGACAGAGTATCCTCTGTTACCGGCCATATCACGTATCGGTCCTTCGTGTCACACCTGATCCGTAAGGAATCTGCTATTATCGGGATCAACCCGTTGGTAACAGCATGGGAACTCGTTCCCTATTCCTTCGTTCTTGACTGGTTCCTGGGTGTAGGAAAAGCCATACAGGCTAGTTTCACTCCACCCGGTGTCTCAGCCACGATAGCTGGCTCGTCGCACAAGTCTGTGAAGAACGTCATATCGACTTCTTCACACGGTCCGTTGGACTACACCTTGACGTTCGGTTCAGGTTCCCTTAATTGGGAACAGGAAGAGTACGTCAGGTGGCCAGAACCAGCGGACCCGCCTGGGTTCAGTGTGTTGTCTAACACTGACCGCATGCACATGTACCAAATCGTGGACCTCATGTTACTCGCCGAGGGCCTCCTGAAGCGTACCTTCAATGGTCGCTGAAGAGTCGTCGGCGGTGAGGATCCCGTACGTGGTTCTGTTTGCATTCCTCCTGCTTGTTTTCGGGACGTTTTCCGGAATCTTCGCAGTAGTTCTTATGCAGACACTTCACCCTCTCGGGCCTAGTGCTCACAACGAGACTCGCGTCTCACCTACTGGAGTTTCACAACCATGGCTGATTATCAGCTCCCCGCCGGTTCGAAGTACGCTGGATCCACTGGTGTTAACCAGGTCCAGTTCACCCGTTCCGGCCACACCGCGGCTCTGCCCCGTCTCGCCATCTTCAAGAAGCGAGATGCCAATGGCAAGCCGACCTCCGAGTACAACGTCATGCTCGTTCACGCCGTGGAAGGCGCCGACAATGTGGTTCGCAACTGCATTGCCGAGTTCCATCTGCGCAACGTGTCGGGGCAGGATGCCGCCACGATCAAGTCCCTGGTCGGTTCGCTGGGCACCATGCTCAGCAACACCGACTTCCAGGACGACTGCGTCGTGGAGCTCCTGCTGCCTGCGCCGAACGCTATCACTCCGTAACCTCACCATTCCGGTGAAGTCGGAGCACAAGATCATTTACTTGATCTTGTACTACGTTCGATGCATGTATAACACCCTCATGGAGATTCCATATGGATGTAATGACGTTGAAACCTCACAAGGCCCTCGACGGGCTTGTGAGATCGGAGGCCGGGCGGCTTCAGATACAGATCGGAACCGTCGATAAAACGATTCTTCCTGTCTTGTCTGACGCCGTTGCCTTGGCTGCCTTGCAAGCCGAGGACAGTTGCAGTAACCCTGACCACATAGCACGGTATCGTGCTGTGCGACAACTTGAAGCATTGGTAAAGAAGAACCCCTTTCTTCGGGGAACTTCTGATACAATGCGGAGAGAGAAGGCGTTAGAAACCTTCTATAGTGCCGAACGGCGCTGTCTAAGGGCCAATAAGCGTTTGCGCTGGTATAGCGCTCATCCGTTGAGATTCCAAAAGCAACATCCCATGCTTGCCTCGGTTATTTCCGAGGCTCGTCGTGAGATATGGAATCTCCTCGGCTCCGGACCCTCTGACGAGGATCTAGAGAGCTTTTGGTTGAACTGCAACTTCGGCAGTGGCTCCTGTGGAGGACTCGGTAGCTCGGAATACGGAAAGACTGACGTCGATCTGTACAACAAGCTTCACGATTCCACAACCCTGGAGTACACTCCGAAAGTCCTTGACTGGTATGGTTCCCACCTTTTGGAGGGAGCTTTTGGGCGAGACATTGCGCGCAGACACCTCTTCGGTGTTTTGCGGGAGTGTAGTACCCTAGCCAATCAAGTTATCACGGTCCCTAAAGACTGTGATAAAGACCGTGTTATTGCAGTCGAACCCCTTTTGAACATGTACGTTCAACAGGGATGGAAGGGTGTGCTTACCACGCACTTACGTGCATGGGGTATCACACTTGAGGATCAATCAAGAAACCAGGAACTCGCGAGAATCGCCTCCGAAAGAGGCTTCTCACGTGATTCATGGTCTACGATCGATCTTTCTTCCGCTTCGGACACTGTTTGTATTGAGTTGGTGCGTTGGTTCCTCCCTAAAGGGTGGTTCGACGTACTTGATTCTGTACGATGCCCGCAAGGGCAGGTGGATGGTCGTGTTATCCATTACGAGAAATTCTCGTCTATGGGTAACGCAACCACTTTTCCGCTTCAGTGTTTGCTGTTCGCTTCTATTGTGCGGGCAGCACGCAACATCTGTGCGTGTGACCAGACTTATCGTGTCTATGGGGACGACTTAATCGTCTCCACAAGAACGACTTTGCTGGTCATCGAGGCGCTCAAGTTCCTGGGCTTCGTACCTAACGTCACTAAAACGTCAGTTACGGGGCATTTCCGGGAATCTTGTGGGGCTGATTACTTCTTTGGGCAAGCCGTGAGGCCCGCCTATCTGAAGCGACAGCTCAGCCGTCCTGCAGATGTTTACGAGTTCTTCAATAGACTGCAAAGGTCACACCCCGCAAGTCCAATACTGGACCTGCTCTATCAGCTTGTCAAAGACCCACTCGTGGGTCCGGACCAGCGTGATGGAGATGTGATGGGCCATTTTGTGGCTCCCACATGGGTGTGCCAACTCGTACATGGGCGGGCACGAAGACATTCGTCTTCGTTGCCTGTTCCTGTCTGGGACCCTGATGCCGTCAGAGATGACGGAGTCAAGGGGTCTTTCGTCCTACGGGACGGAAGACTTAATTTCCAGACGTACGGTTGGAAGGTTACCTCGTGGGTGTCAGTGCAGTCCAAAAGACTTCGCGCTGATCCATTCGCTAGGTATCTTGCCTCCTTGTTCGGTCACTACGGTGATCGGCACGGCG